ATCTGCAAGTTGTCATTGATGAGTATGAAGAGAAGTTTACTCCGTCAGAACTGTATACTGACCCAGTAAACAAATTCCGTGTTTCACAACCACAGGCTTTAATTGATACAGATTTTGAATATTCCACTCAATCGACAAAGTGGGAATCTGTTTCACTTGTAAACAATCGTCCTTACGCATATCAAAACACTTCAGCGAATACAATTACAGCACTTGGTGGTCCGTTGAACGTAACAGCAATATTGGTCAATTCTAACTCCAGCATTGTTACTGTTTACACAGCAAATACTGTCGCAGTAAACACTCCAATTTTTGTTGCAGACACAGGATGGGGACCTGCTGATGGAACATTTATGGTCGATTCGGTAACTCCGGGACATGCAATTCGTTATACTACAAAACAACGTTACATAAACACCGCTGCTCCTCTTATCAACAGTGCAAACATCAATATTCTTGGTGTAACATCCGTTGCAAATGGTTCAGTGTATACACGTGCTAATATTGGTATTGCAAATATCAATTTTACTGGCACATTTGCAAACGGTCAAATTACAACAACTCAGCCACACGGCCTGTCATTAGGTAATGAAGTGATTATTCAAGGTGCATTTGCTGCAACTTCGGGTACACCTAACGGCACATATACAATTACTGGTGTTTATTCAAACACTGTGTTCAGAATTGATTCGAATGTTACACCAGTGAGTGCAACAGGTATTACTTCGACACTTGCAAACTTGTTCTCATCAGGTCGTTCGACTATTGTACATCGTGCATATGATGGTGGTGTAGAATTTGGTACAGCAGCAGAGGGTCATAACAATCAATTGATTCGTCAGACACGCCGTTACTTCCGTTATCAGTCGGGTAAAGGCATTCAAATGTCAACTGGCACATTGATGAAACCAGCAATGCGTGTTGATAGCATCACAAGTTCTGGTGTTGTTGTAACAGTCAAAACAAAAGAGCCGCACTTCTTGGATGCAAACGTTTCAATTGTAGTATCAAACTGCAATGAAACCGCATATAATGGAACATTCAACGTAAGTGAAACACTTGATCCATATACATTCCGATACATTGCAAACAGCACACCTTCATCTTCTACAGCGACAGGATTATATCGTGTAAATGTAAACTTTTGGTATGGTGCGATCAATCGTGTTGGTATGTTTGATGATCAAAATGGTCTGTTCTTTGAATATGATGGCACAACATTAGCGGCTGTAAGACGTTCTTCGGCTCGTCAACTTTCTGGTTACATTAGCGCAAACACTTCCAACACACAAATTGATGGTGTAACAATCAATGGTGCAACAACTAAGTTCTCAACAGAACTTGAAGTGGGCGATTACATTGTCATCAAAGGCATGTCGTATCGAGTTATTGAAATTCAATCTGATACAAGATTACACATTTCTCCATCATATCGTGGTGAAACTCCTGTTTTTCAGGGTGTAGCAAACAAAACAATCGACTATCGTTATCCACAGAATACGTGGAATCTAGATCGTTGCGACGGAACCGGACCTTCTGGATATAATATAGATTTAGGTAAAATGCAAATGTTGTACCTAGATTATTCTTGGTATGGTGCTGGTTTTGTTCGTTGGGGATTCCGTGGCACAGATGGTAATATTATCTACTGTCATAAAGTAGTCAACAATAATGTAAATTATGAAGCATACATGCGCTCTGGCAACTTGCCAGGTCGTTATGAGACAAACACGTTCTCACGCAGAACCAGACTTCAAGCGTCACTTGCTTCTGGTGATAGCACAATGAATGTCGCAAATGCTTCTGCGTTTCCGACAGCAGGAACACTATGGGTATATGGAAATGGCCTCAGTGAATTTGTGAACTATAATGGTGTTTCAAACAATTCACCATCAGGTTGGACATTCAACAATCTAACACGTGGTCAGTCTGGTGCTACAATCAACTGTATTATGTCTACGACAAGTACAGTAATAAACTTGGTCGCAGGTCAGACAACAACTGGTATTCAACCTGGAATGTATGTAAGTAATGCCAATGTTCCTAACACAGCAATTATTACATCAGTTACACCAGGAGTATCGATTCAGCTTTCACAAGCACCACAAATCGGTGGTACAGGTCTTGTGACGTTTATTCCTATGGGCAATGTAGCACAAACATTTACGTTCTCATCAACTTCACCAACTTCTGTTGAACTTCATGCACCAGGCTATTCACCAAGATTAAGTCATTGGGGTACTTCTGTCATTATGGATGGTCGGTATGATGATGATAAATCATTTGTGTTTACACAAGGTATGTCCGTCGCAAGAAGTGTACCAACAGGTCAGCGTATGGCACTACAGAGTTTCCGTGTTGCACCATCTGTAAGTAATGGTGTTTCTGGTACAAGACTTGGTGATCGTGAAATTATCAATCGTATGCAAATGGTCTTACGTCAGATGGATCTTTTGTCTGGTGGCCAATTCTTGATTGAAATTATATTGAATGGCTCGACAGCAAATGCTACACCACAGTGGTCATCAGTTGGTGGTTCAAGTCTTGTTCAATATGTCAATCACGGACCTGATACGAGAATTGAAAATGGTGAAGTCGTTTACGGTTTCTTCACTAACTCATCTGGTGGCGCAAGCAACTTGACAACAACTTCAGTTGAATTGAATCTGGTTCGTGATTTGGGCAATAGTATTCTCGGTGGAGGAACTGCTGATCCAAATAGAGGTTTTTATCCTGATGGACCGGACATTATTACAGTTTGTGCCCGAAACGTTGGTTCGGCAGCAGCATCTATCTTTTCTAGATTGTCGTGGACAGAAGCACAAGCATAAATGTTATCAGTAACTACGTTACCAATACTGCAAGCCGTAAATGAAAACAAAGAATTTTATTTCGGCTTGCAGCCAGGGCTGTCTGGAAGAGCGGATGTTGAATACGTAAATCGTAGCATATCATTCAATCCTGCTTCCAACACTATTACTATCGGTGTCAATTTGAATCTAGCAAGAAACACCGTCAATGGTGTGGCTATTGCTGAGTCTTCAATACCGTCAACAAAGATTGCGCCAATTAGTCGTTTACTGGAAAATGCTTATCTGATACCAGGTTCAGCAAATGGCAATGTTAGTATTTTTGTTCGAGACAGTGCCGTTTATTATTTGACGGGTAATACAGCAGGAAATGTTACATTTGATCTCCGTGTAAGTCCTCAAGTTCCTCTTGATAGTTTGATGGGAAATGGACAATCACTCACAACAGCATTTATAGTGACACAAGGTGGCGGTGTTCAATACTTGGCAAATCTTGCAATTGATGGTGTATATCAAGCGAACAGTACAAGATGGAGTGGTAACAGCAGACCAACTTTTAGTGCATCACTTGCAAGTCAGCAGTTGGATGTATATACTTTTACGACAATAAAAACAGGAGCCAATACTTATTCAGTTTTAGGCTCAAGAACAGCATATGGTTTTGGTTAGATAAATGATTCAAAAAGTTCGTACACCACTTATTGGTACAACAAGTATTACTGGTAACTTGGTTGCTTCTGGCGCCATTGCTGGCAATAATATTGTTGCGGGTCAGATTACTGGCAATTTGATTGCTGATGGTGCTATTGCTGGTAATAATATTGTTACTGGCACAATAACTGGCAACTTGATTGCGAATAATGCTGTATCTGGAAATAACATAGTATCACCTCCAGACATCTTTGATGATGTCTTCTTATTTGGAGGTATGTGATATGTCAGAACAAAAAGTAGAATCTGGTCGTATAGCAGATGGTGCAATTCTTGGAAACAAGATTGCATCAAACGCCGTTCGTGGCAACAATATTGTTGCTGGCACAATTACTGGTAACTTAATTGCTGCACAAACAATTACTGGTAATCTTCTTGCTGCACAAACAATTACTGGCGATGACTTAGCCGACAATATTATTCGTGGTAATAATATTGTTGCTGGCACAATCACAGGCAATCTTCTTGCCGCACAAACAATTACTGGTGATGACTTAGCGCCAAATAGCATTCGTGCTAATAACATCGTAGCAGGTCAAATTGCAAGTAACACTCTTACTTCAAATTTGCAAATATCACTTACGCAAGTATTTGAGACTGCTAATGTTTTTACAACAGCAGTAGGTGGTAATGTAAATATTGATCTGCAAAATAATACCGTGTATTTTTTCTCTTCAAACACAACTGCAAACGTAACTTTTAATCTAAGAGCAAATACTCAAAATACTCTGGATTCACAACTGGGAATAGGTCAATCAGTAACTACAGCAATATTATTAAAACAAGGTGCGACAAGATATCGTGCAAATGTTTACATTGATGGTGTATTACAGGCACCGTTTTACTTAGGTAATTCTGCACCTTCTTTTGCGGCAACACAACAAGAATCTATTGACATATACTCATTTAATGTTATAAAAACGGCGGCGAATACATATACAATATTAGCAGCAAACTCTAATTTCCAAAAAGCATTTAATCAGAATCCATAACTTATGGCAACTATAAACACAAGACAACAGTTCAAAGATTACTGCCTGCGTAGATTGGGTTGGCCGGTTATTGAAATCAACGTCGATGATGATCAGGTAGATGATCGTATTGATGATGCACTAAATTTTTGGCGTGATTATCACTATGATGGTACAGAAAAGTTGTACATGAAACATCAAATTACACAAGCAGATATTGATCGTCAATGGATTTATTGTCCTGATGCTGTGCAATTCGTCACAGGTATTTTTCCATTTGATCAGTCAAACGCATCAATCAACATGTTTGATTTGCGTTATCAGCTACGTTTACATGATCTATATGACTTTACATCGGTGTCATATGTGTCATATGAAATTACGATGCAACATTTACGAACATTAAATCTGCTTTTTTCTGGTACACCACAATTCAGATTCAATCGTCATCAAAATAAAGTGTTTCTTGACATTGATTGGTCAAGAGATGTTGAACCTGGTGAATGGGTTGTTGTCGAATGTTATCGCACAATTCGACCAGAAACAGTCAAATTGACTGGCACAGTTACAGGTAATCCTTCATCAAACACAATTGTGGGTTATGGTACAAAATTTGATCAAGAAATTGTACCATTTGACTTTATCACAATCGGCACAGAATCTAAACAAGTTGGTAACATTGAGTCACCCACAAGTCTGACACTAGTTGGACCACCAACGTTGACACATAATAATTCAGCGATTCAAATTGAGGGTACGACTGATGTTTGGAATGATCGTTTTCTGAAACAATTAGCCACAGCAAAAATCAAACAACAATGGGGCAACAATCTCAAAAAGTTTGAAGGCATTCAGATGCCAGGTGGTGTCACATTGAACGGTCAAAAAATCTATGATGAAGCATCAGAAGAAATAAAAGAAATGGAAGAACAGATTTACATGATGGGTTCACTACCGTCAGAAATCTTTACTGGCTAATGACTACTAATTTTTATTTTAACAATTTCCCAAACAAATTAGGAGGCAACAGTGTTGTTACTCCTGAACAGTTATTGGTAGAAAATCTTGTTATTGAAGCCTTAAAGATTTATGGTCTGGATGTATACTATCTACCACGCACAACACGGGATCAAGTAGATTATCTGTTTGGTGAAGATGTTCTGAAAGAATATCGCACGGCACATCCGATTGAAATGTATTTGGAGAACGTAAACGGTTTTGATGGAGATCAAGACTTTATATCTAAGTTTGGTTTAGAAATTCGTGATGAAGCAACTCTGCTCGTTTCAAGGCTGAGATTTAGATATGCGGTCAATGGTTTAACTAGACCTCTTGAGGGTGACTTAATTTACATACCAATGACTACAAGTTTTTTTGAAATTACCAGCGTAGAATCAGAGAACGATCAAGCAATGTTCTACACATTAGGTCGTGGTCGTGGTGGCAATGTATACGTTTATGCTTTAAAAATGAAACAGTTTTATTTCTCAAACGAAGTTATTGAAACTGGCATTTCAGAAATTGATAATAATATTCGCAATTACTATCCAAAACTTCGTATATCATTAGGCTCTGGTTCAGGTAAGTTTCTCAATGATGAAATTGTATACCAAGGTTCTAATCTTTCTTCTGCTACAGCACAAGCATTAGTTTATGACTTTCAACCAAATGCATATATTGATGTGTATCGTATGCAGGGTGATTTTGTTGCATCGGCTAATGTAAAAGGTAATACAAGTTCTTCACAATGGACAGTCACACTTGCTACCGATGCACCGCTTCAAAATACAGCATTTGAGGATATTATTGACAATGCTCGTATTGAAGCGGCTAGCGATAATATCATTGACTTTACGGAAGTTAATCCGTTTGGGGAACCGTAATGTTAGGTAATGCACAGTTTTATCACCGCACCATTCGTAAAATGGTGGTTGTGTTTGGTACGATGTTCAATGACCTTGAAATTGTTCGCTATACACAATCAGGCACACCAAAAGAAAAACTAAAAGTACCTTTGTCTTATGGACCGAAAGAAAGATATTTGACACAGATTACTTCTGATCCAAATTTGATCAAGTCAATCAATTCTGTTATACCGAGAATGTCATTCAATCTTGACAGTCTTGAATATGATGCAAGTCGTAAACAGATTTCTACATTACAGAATTTCGCCGCCGCTACAAATACCGGTGTAGCTACACAATATCTACCTGTACCCTACAACTTTGAATTTAGTTTATCGATCTATGTTCGTAACACTGAAGATGGTACACAAATACTAGAACAAATCTTACCATTCTTCACACCAGACTTCAGCGTTGTAGTGGATTTTATTCCTCAAATGGGTCAGAAGTATACTGTGCCTATCATACTCAATTCTGTAGCATCTACAGTTGAATATGAGGGTGGTATGGGTGATGGTACAACAAGAATCATTATTTGGGATTTGACATTTACTGCCAAAAGCTTTATCTGGCCACCAGTCAAATCTGGCAAAATTATCAATTCTGCTAACACCAATATCAATATTGACCTTACTTCAAAAGAGATTCAGAAAGTCTATGTTGATTATGCGAATGGTAATAACGTGTTCACAACTGGTGAAACGATTCGTGACAGCGCCAATGGGTTCTTTGGCACAGTAGAATACTTCAGCAATACGTCACTTGGCACCTTGGTGATTACTGGTGGCAATGATTACATTAAACCTGGATATACACTTACGGGTGATTATTCTGGTGCAAAATACAATGTCTCAACATTAGACACAACTTCAATTAATGCTGCTGCGGTAATTACAGAACCTTCTCCAACAACAGCAGCACCACCTGCTGATTTTGGGTTTATTGAAACAATTAAAGAATGGCCTGATACATTATCATGAAAAAACTAAACAAAAATTTATCTGAAATCTTTGATGTAGAGCCCATCGAAGAAAAACGAATAGAAACATTGCCTGTTGTCGTAGATGACAGTGCCAATCAAATTGATGCCGATGCTGAATTTGCTCGTACCAATATGCGTTCATTGATTGATAATGGTAACAGAGCATTGACCGAATTGGCATCGGTTGCAAATCAATCAGAATCACCAAGAGCATACGAAGTCTTAGCTACAATGATGAAAAATCTGGCCGAGATGAATAAAGATTTACTAGAGTTACAAAAAAGAAAGAAAGAGCTTGCACCTCAGTCTGAGTCTAGTAAAGGAGTCAACATAGATAAAGCAGTCTTTGTTGGCTCCACTAACGAGTTACTTAAAATGATTAAAGGAAATAAATAAAATTATGGAACAACTAATCGAACAAATGAAGGTCATTTTGGGTACAAACTTTGGTTTGTATTTCAAAGCACACACGTTTCATTGGAATGTAGAAGGTCCCGACTTTGCACAATATCATGGTTTCTTAGGAGACTTTTATGAGTCAGTGTTTGAACAGACCGATTCAATTGCCGAACACATTCGTGCGTTAAATTCATATGCTCCCACAACACTAGCAAGAATGATGGAATTGTCAAAGGTGCAAGACATTGTAGCAATACCTTCACCCCTTATCATGATGTCCGAACTTGCTCAAGATAACGACAAGTTCATTATGGAATTACGCACAGGTATTGCCGTTGCTGACGCTGCTGACGAACCTGCGGTGGGTAATTTTCTACAAGACATTCTCGATGCCCATCAGAAACATGGTTGGATGCTGAAGAGTTTCACACGCTAAATTATGGATGACGGATACCTTGGTAATGCCCGACTTAAAAGAGTCGGTGTTGAAATATCCTATACCGAAGAACAACTAAAAGAAATTGTAAAATGCACCGAAGATCCGGTGTACTTCATTAAAACCTACGTTAAGATTGTCAACGTAGATAAAGGTCTTGTTCCGTTTGATATGTGGCCGTTTCAAGAAGAAATGGTTACTCAATTTCACAACAATCGTTTTGTCATTGCAAAAATGCCACGACAGGTCGGTAAGACAACTACCACTGTCGGGTACATGCTTTGGTCTGCATTGTTCAATGAAGAATTTGTAATTGGTATTCTTGCCAACAAACTTCAACTTGCACAAGATATTCTTGCTAAGATACAGAAAGCATACGAATATTTGCCTATGTGGCTTCAGCAAGGTATCATCAACTGGAACAAACGTTCGATTGAATTAGAAAACGGTTCCAAAATTTATGCGTATGCAACATCAGCAGCGGGTGTTCGAGGGGGTTCGTACAATCTGATCTTCCTTGATGAATTTGCGTTTGTGCCACACAACATGGCAGTAGACTTTTTTACTTCTACTTACCCTGTTATTTCATCTGGTAAGACATCTAAAGTAATCATTGTATCTACACCGAACGGCTTAAATCTGTTCTATAAGATGTGGATGGATGCGATTGAAAATCGTTCACTGTACAAGACACTTGAGATTCACTGGTCAATGGTGCCAGGTCGTGATGAAAAGTGGAAAGAAGAAACAATACGAAATACTTCTGAAGAACAGTTTCGTCAAGAATTTGAGACTGAGTTTATTGGTTCTTCAGCGACGTTAATTTCAGGTGCTAAGTTACGTTCACTAGCATTTCATGATCCAATGCGAATTGAAGATGATGGAAATCTGTTTGTATATGAAGACCCACGCCCAGGACGTATCTATATTGCTACCGTAGACTGTGCTGAAGGTGTTGGACTAGATTATCACACAATCAATGTTTTGGATGCTACAGAGGCACCTTATAAACAAGTCGCACGATACCGCAATAATAAGCTACCATTATTATTTTTACCCACAGTAATCTATGCTTTGGCAAATCGTTACAATCAGGCATACGTGCTAATTGAAACAAATAATGTGGGTCAGCAAGTAGTAGATATTTTACACTATGACTTAGAGTATGAAAATATCTACAAGCTGGAGCATCATCACATTAAAGGACAAAGCATATCTGCTGGCTTCAAACGTTCCGTGGCTTTTGGTGTAAAGACGACAAAATCAGTCAAGAAAATCGGTTGTGCTAACCTCAAAACGTTGATTGAGAACGACAAACTTATCATCAATGACTTTGACACGATTGCTGAACTGAACACCTTTGTCCGGACAAGAGACACTTATGCTGCCGAAGAAGGTAATAACGACGATATTGTGATGGGTTTAGTGCTTTATGCGTGGCTAACAGCACAGACTTTCTTTAAAGATGAAACAAGAATCGATATCCGCAAGATTATGTTAGAAGAACAAAATCTATTAGGAGAAGAAAGTATGCTGCCTTTTGGCTTTATTGAAGACGGACTTCGTAGAGAAATGGAAGTGGAA